TAAATTCAATAGCAATCGGAGGACAGGCTGGTAACAATTCACAGGGAAATACCGCAGTCGCTGTTGGGTTTGGTGCTGGACAAACACAACAAGCATTTGGAACAGTCGCGGTTGGAAGTCAGGCTGGACAAAATACACAAGGAATAGGGGCAGTTGCAATTGGATATCAGGCTGGTCAGAATTCACAAGGACAAAGTGCAATAGCAATTGGAAGTTCTGCTGGTAATTTTTCACAAGGAATTGGATCATTAGCAATTGGACTTAATGCTGGACAAACAAATCAAGCAGAAACAGCAGTAGCGGTTGGATATTTTTCTGGTAATATTTCACAAGGAAGTGCTGCAGTTGCAATTGGACAACAGGCAGGACAAAATTCACAAGGATTACAAGCAGTTGCGGTTGGGTTTCAGGCTGGTCAGGTTACACAAAGAAGTGCTGCAATTGCGGTAGGAATTCAGGCTGGTCTGAATGCACAAGGAACACAGGCAGTTGCAATTGGACTTTTTAGTGGACAAAATACACAAGGACAAAGTGCAGTCGCGATTGGAAATTCTGCTGGTCAAAATTCACAAGGAATAGGGGCAATCGCGGTTGGAAATTTGGCTGGTGTATTTACACAAAGAAGTGCTGCAGTTGCTGTTGGAGTTCAGGCTGGACAAACAGCCCAAGGAACAGGGGCAGTTGCAATTGGACTTTTTAGTGGACAAAATACACAAGGACAAAGTGCAGTCGCGATTGGAAATCAGGCTGGTCAAAATTCACAAGGACAAAATGCAGTCGCGGTTGGGAATTCTTCTGGAAGAACAAGCCAAGGAGACAATTCAGTTGCGGTAGGAATTTCTGCTGGACAAAATACACAAGGAACAGGGGCAGTTGCGGTTGGAAGTCTTGCTGGACAAAATACACAAGGAGATAATTCAGTTGCGGTTGGGTTTCAGGCTGGTCAGATAAATCAATTCCTAAACGCAGTAGCAATTGGAAGTTCTGCTGGTGAAAATTCACAAGGAACAAATTCAGTTGCAATTGGATATCAAGCTGGACAAATCGCTCAAAGAAGTGAGTCGGTTTCTATTGGAAATTTAGCAGGTCAGAATACACAAGGATCGGGAACAGTCGCTGTTGGATCTAGTGCTGGAAACATAAGACAAGGTAATAAATCTATTGCAATTGGATTTCAGTCTGGGCAATTTACTCAAGGAGATAATTCAATAGCTATTGGATGGCTAGCTGGTCGGAGTACACAAGGACAGAACGCAGTAGCAATTAGTGTTCAGGCTGGTTCAAATAGTCAAGGAAACAACGCAATTGCAATCGGATCTAATTGTGGTTTTAATGTTCAAGGAAGAAACACAGTAGCTATTGGAAATGCTGCTGCTAATAGTTCACAGGGAATTAGTGCAGTTTCTATTGGAAATGTTTCAGGTTTTAATTCGCAAGGAAGTGGTGCAGTTGCGGTTGGAAATGAAGCTGGTGAAAATTTGCAAGGAACAGGGGCAGTTGCGATTGGAGATAGTGCTGGTGGTAATACACAAGGAGAGCAAGCAGTCGCGGTTGGATTTTCCGCTGGTACTTTTTCACAAGGAAGTGCTGCAGTTGCGGTTGGAGCTTTTGCTGGTTGTAATTATCAATCAACTAGAGCAGTTGCGGTTGGATCTTTAGCAGGACAATTTACACAAGGAATTAGAGCAGTTGCAATTGGATTTAATGCTGGCCAAAACCAACAAGGAACTCAAGCAGTTGCGATTGGATCTCAGGCAGGTGTTAATACACAAGGAAGTAGTGCAGTCGCAATCGGATTTCAGGCCGGTCAAATAAACCAAGGACAAAGCGCAGTCGCGATTGGCCAGAATGCTGGTCAAGATTCCCAAGGACCGAGTTCAATTGCTATTGGATTTTCTGCTGGAAGAACAAGCCAAGCAGTCAATAGTATAATTATAGATGCGTCAGGAACTGGATTAGCTACTGCTCCTACAACAGGTGCTTGCTATATATTACCAATTCGTAGTGTTGCTGGGCCAAATGTACTTAATTATAATCCAACGACATTTGAAGTTACTTACAATCCGAGTAGTATTGAGTATAAAAATAATATACAAGATATAATGATAAATACTAGCACATTGTATGGGTTAAAACCAAGATCTTTTACATATAAAGCAGACGAAGGACTTGGACCACAAATAGGATATATTACGGAAGAAGTATGTAAAGTAGATAGATATTTTTCAACATATGATGGACCAAGATCAAGCGAAGAATCCAAACCATGTGCTATAGATTATAATGTTCTAACAGTATATTTAGTAGAAGAAATTAAAAAATTAAATGAAAGGCTGACAACTGTTGAAGCTCGAAGATAGATATAAAAATAATAGCCTGCGTAGCAGACAATGGTGCAAGAAATATAGCAATAAAAAGACTTTCTGAATATAAATCTTATAAAAAGAATAAAGAAACAGTAAAGAAAAATATTAATCTTATTACTTTGTAATAAGATTAATACCCATGTACACATGGGTTAGAGGCAGCGGCCGCTTAGCGGTCGATAACAACCTCTGGTGGTGACCTCTTCGAGGTCTACTTTTCAAGTCTCCTATCTTTGTATTCTGGCTAAAGTAGCGTTAGATAAATTTGATTTGTTCAATGCATTAAGTTTAATATTTTTAATTTTTAATTTAAGAGATCTCATTTTTAGCCTTATATTTTTAATTTTGTATTCGTCTTCTGAATCAATAGAATAAAAAGAAGAATTTGAATAAAGATCCGAAAGTTGAGACTCTCCCAAATATGATCCAGAGGGAGCCTTGGGTGAAGTATTTGTAAAGCATGGACAGCACAAAGATGATGTAAGTGAATCACCTCCTTCGGAGTCGGTTGATTGTTTATAATCTTGGTCGGCTCCTTCTGCGTCGTAGGCGTCGGCCGCAGAGCGGTCGGAGGAGGCCTGTGTACCTAGAGGCACGCCTGTTTCACAGAGGGTAACAGAGTCACCTTCGGAAATGCTAACCGAAGATGTTTCATATCCAGACTCTTCACCTCCTTCGGAGGAGGCCTGTGTAACAGAGTCAAAGGATGGTTCATAATCCAAATCCGATGTTTCCCCGTCGGAACTGCTACCAGAATATGGTTCACCGCTTTCGACTTCGGACAGAGTATCGGCCCGCCCGTGGTCCTCTTCGAGGCCCGCCTGTTTCACAGCGAAGCTGCGCAGCTTCGCTGTCACAGAGTGGAACGGGTCGCAGAAGCCGGCGTCTACGACGTCGGCGGCGGCCTCTCCTAGGACACCGCCAGAGGCATCCTCCTTTGGTCCGAGTATCGGCCCGTAGCTTCGAGTCGTGGGTGACTGAGGCATGGACACTCGCAGGGTGTCCGAAGGGTACTTTTTGTTATTTTGGTTTAATAAAAAAAAAGAAAAATTACAAAAAGTTGTTAACATTGCCATAAAAATATAGCTATTGTTATAGTTTGAAAAAAAATCAATATAATATTCCATTTATATATAGTATAAATCTTTTAAATCTAAAATCTAGATATATAAAAATGTTTTTAAATTTATGAGTTTGAATAATATATATAAATGGAAGAACAAATAAATATAGGAGAAAATATAAATACAATAACAGTAAGCAATAGATATTTGGAAAGTCTTGCTAATTTTGTTAGAAATATGGGTAGAAAGTTCGGAAAATTAAAAGATAAGTATCTTGATATTATGACATCTCCTGAAAATATAAAATATTATGTTATAGCATTCACACACAAATCAGTTAATAAATATAATAATTATGAAATTTTTGAACAACTTGGAGATTTATGCGTTAATAAATTTGTTGTTTGGCATGCATATAGGAAATTTCCTCAGATAACATTTTCAGAAGGACATCAAATAGCAGCCAGGGTAAAAATAACATTTGGATCCAAAAACAAGCTAGGTCATATATCTAAAAAATTAAATTTCAATAATTATATTTTAGTTAATCAAAATCAAACAGAAATAAAAGTTCCAGCAATTGAAGATTTATTGGAAGATACATTTGAATCTTTTATTGGAGCGACAGAATATATATTCGATAAACATATTATGAAAAGTACAGGATATTGTTTTATTTATAAAATATTAGAAGGTATTTTTTCTGATAGAGAATATGTTCCTGATTTTCTATTGGACTTTTATATTCTAACTGATCCTGTTTCAAATTTAAAAGAATTATGCGAGCGAGATGATTATAGAGAAATATACCCCAAAAATTTGTATCCAACCCTTGTTTATGAGTCAAATACAGAAGTATATCAAGCTAGACCAAACTTATCAACTACAAATGTTTATATCAAAAATATTGAAACACAAGAAAGAACTCTTATAGGAACTGGGACAGCAAAAAATCAGCAATATTCTAAAATAGCTGCTTCAAAAGATGCTCTTGTATATCTTGAACAAAATTATAGATTTGTTCCAAGAGATAAATATGAAACACTTCTATCGCAAAATATTATACCAGCATACACTATAACTTAAATACGTTATCTTATATATCGACGCCGGCCTCATTCGGACCGAGAGTCGTAGAGGCTTCGAGGTTGGTTGAAAACTGTTTAAGCTATATATTAATATTATTACAAAGTAATAATATTAATTTTTGGTGGCCGAGAATCGGACCGAAGGAGGGGTGTACGCACCCGATTTAATCGGGGATACATCTTCGATGTATAATAATAATCTAAATAGAAAATATTTAATATAAATGAATGGTCTTTTATATTTAACATCCGAAGATTTCGATTTAATTAACCAAAATGGAAAGCAAATGATGAAACATTCCATAAATGGATTTTCTCTTATATTATTTTATTCTAATATGTGTAAATTTTGTCCAGAATATACAAATATATTTAAAGCTATTCCAGGAAGCGTTTCTGGATGTCAATTTGGTATTTTAAACGTAGATACAAACAAAAATTTTATTAATGCTTCAAAAAATACTATATCTCAAATTAATTATGTTCCTTTTATACTTCTTTATGTAAATGGGATCCCATTTATGAAATATAATGGTCCGCCGGTAATAAGCGAAATAGCAAGATTTATAATAGAAGTTTCCAAGAATATCCAACAAAAACAAAAGTTTTCATCTGAAGTAGTAAAGAAAGATCCAAATGGAGGAATTCCATCTTACAGCATTGGCCACCCTCTTAAAAATATGGTATGTTTTTTGGAGTTCGAGGAAGCATACAAACAGCCCGCTAAAAAATAATTCACCCGCGATTAAGTCTTACCATTTCAATTTCATGATTTTTTTTAATTCTATCAATTTCATTGTTGTGATTTTCTTTAATCGTTTCTATTTCTTTATTTTTTTTATTATTTAAATCGTCTAGTTTAAGTGTAAATTCTCGTATGTAATTTTCTTTTTCAGAATTGTATTTATCCTTGGCATTTGTTATTTGGAACGAAAAATCAGCCCTAAGGTCTTCTTCTTTTTGTTTAAGAGAATTAATATTATTTTTTTTAATTGTTTCGTTGATTTCTTTCAATGATGATATCTCCAAAATATTTGATATTTTTGAACTTTCCAACTCTTCAATTTGCTTTTCATTGTTTCTAACTCTTGATGATAAATTCATCTCAATATTTGTTTTTTCTGTTTTAAGTTGGTCAATTGACAGATTAAGTTGGCCAACTGTATAGGTCAACTCTTTCATCCTTGATTTCAACTTTATATTTTCATCATGGAGTTCTTTTGTTTTGCTGGCAAGTGTATTCAAATATTCTATATTTCTATTTGAATTAACTACAAGTGTTTTATATTTCTCAAAAACATCATTTTTCTCTTTGGTTAAAGTTTCAAATGTAGTTTCATATTCTTTTCTTATGTTCATTTCAAAATCTACCGTGGAGCCGCATTCTTTTATTTTTTGGAGAGACGATATTTTTTCAGCCATATCTCTAACAAGATTTTCCATTTTTTCTTTTTTTTGTGTTGCATATTTTATATCTTCTTCCGATTTTTTAATTGATTTCAATAGATTTTTTTCTGTTTTCTCTTTTTTATTCAAAAAATCCCGCTGGGCTGTGCTTAGAGCTAGAAGTTCATCATTTTTTTTTTTCAACACGGTATTAATCTGTATATTTTCTTCTATTTTTTTATCATATTTATTTATTTTTTTCTCAAACATATAAGATAAATTTTTTTTTTCTTCTTCAAGTTTACTCACTTTTTCATTGTAATAGTTTGTACATTCTATTATTTTTTTTTTATTTTTTTTGGATTCTCTTATTTTGTTTCTAAGCTCTTCAATCAACTTACTTTTGTGTTCTTTTGTTTTTTCGAGTTCGTTTTTCGTCTTTTCATGCTCTCTTTCAATCATTAAAATTGAAAAATCGGAATTTCTACTATAAATAGACTCTCGGTCCCCAATGGCTCCGCTAAAGTCGGCGCCACGGTCACCGCCTCTGGCTGCGTAATATCTCCTGTTTGAAAAAGAATATTCGTCCGAATCGTACTCTGAATTATATCTTTTAACATCAACACTTCTCGATCTTTTTTTAATATCTTCTCCCCTTGAATCGTTCCATCTTTTTCTAGGTTCTCTATCCGATATTTTATTTTCTTGTTCACTATTCATTATTTTTTATATATTATATTCTAGTTTTAAATGACTATTAATTTAAATATTAAAATATATTATTTTAATATTTCTATTGCTTAAAGATAAAATTAATTAAAAGAAATGCCAAAAAGAATCCCTATAAAAATAATAAAAATACCTCTCCCAGAAAAAAATTATAATAAGGAATCAAATTTTAGCAGAATGCCCCAACTTTATCTGGAACTTCTTGAAAATAAAAAAAAAATAAAACAAGAATTTTTAAACAAAGAACATGACTATACATTACCAGTTCATTCTCCAGATGAAAATTATGATTCTGAAAGCAATTTTTCTGTCGAACAACCAACCGCCTACGGCGCTCCCCGGGGAGACGTCGACTTCGGAGAAGCCGGTCGCAGAGCGTTCGACGAAAGAAAACAAATAGATAATAATTCGGAATATAATTCAGATAATGATAATTATCCTTCTAGAGATAATATTTCAGTAAAATCATTCAAATCTTTAGCATCAGAAAAAAGTATGTCAGACACTTCTTATATATCGAATAACAACTTGAAGAAACGATTGGTAAATTTGCTGGGAGACGACACCCTTGAAAATGATTTCATTCCGTCTCGTGGAATTAAAGAAGACCGTAGGGCATCTGACCGCGGAGCTGCCTTCTCTTTCGGAGGTGACCGCTTTAGCGGCGCCGTTGGTGAACGTCGTTCTTTTGGATCAGATCAGTTTAAAAGACCTTCAGACAGACGGGCCGAGGATCGTTCCAGCTCATATCACGATCAAAGACAAAATAGAGTGTCTGCTCGTTCATCGGACCACGTTCGTCAAGGATTATCTGGTGACCGCGGAGCGGCCTCCTCCGAAGGAGGAGGCCGCGAAACGGCCGCTGCCAGAGGCAGTGACCTCTCTAGAGGCGGGACTATGCCAGACCGCTTCAGCGGAGTACGACACAAAAATAGAACCTCGGACGATCGATTCGACTCTCCTTATAAAAGCGATCGTTCAGGAGACAAACGAGGACCTTTTTCAAGAAACTTTGAACCTAGCGCGTCCAAAGGAGGTGACCGCAGAGACACCTCTGTATTCGGTGACCGTTTTGGCGGAGACGAAGCTCGGTCAGAAGGAGGCGATCAAGATGATGCTAGCGAAGCTAGTGACAGCTCTGCCAAATATAAAAATCCACCAACATTGGGCGAATTAAACATTAAAAAAAATAGAGATAGAAAAATAGAAGATTCTCAAGAAACAGACGATAAAAAAAGACATCTTATATTCAAATTTAAATCTTTGCAAAAATCATATCCAGATGAAAATATTAGTGATTATAACATATATTCAGACTATTCTGCAATGAAAGAAGATTACGACAATACTCTAAGAAGATTATCTATGGATACCACTGTCGAATCATATAAAAAATATTTAACATATGGATTTATGGGGGTTGAATACTTATTAGGAAGTTGGTTTGGACTCGACATGAAAGGTTTCACCCAACAACAAATAATCTCCATGAAATCATACGAAAAATTACTCATTGAATTGGGTGAAAAAAATTATGAACCAGTCGGTGCCTCCAGATGGCCAGTCGAAGTCCGTCTACTCTTTTTGATAATAATAAATTCAGCCTTTTTCATAGGCTCAAAGCTGATAATGCAAAAATCCGGAACAAACTTTATAGATATAATGAATAATTTTAGTTCGTTTGCAACTTCTGGAGAAAAAAAAAAGAAAAAAATGAAGAGTCCTGACGTAAATGTCGAAGATTTGTAGCCACTGTGCACCGCAAAGCGGCGCGCCCGTTACTCTCTGTGAAACAGTCGTACCTCTTCGAGGTACACGGAGTGCACAGCGGAGCTGCGCGCAGCTCTGCTGTGCAGCCACCTACGGATCAGTATTAACACATATTACTTTTACTTTCTTTTTTTGTAATCTTGGAAATATAGTCGAACATGCGTTCTGAAATACTATTTCGTAGTCTTCTTTTTTATCTATACACATTATCGACGTTTCTAGTCTGGTTCTTGCTGGAAACGTAGGAGTCCATCCTGCATTTCTATTATCTACAATTGGGTATGGACTATTATAAACTCCTTTGTACCACCTTGGATATGGAAATGTATCGTTATCAACCTTTGAATCAAGTATTGTTTTTGCAGATGCAAAATATGGCAAATTTGAATTTTTTAAGTTTATAGAATTTAACATTTATATTATATTTATTATATTTAAACTTTTATAATAAATAAATATTTATTTATTATACTTTGCAAACAAAAGTGAAAATATATAAAAGAAGCAGAGTTAAATTTATCTTATAAAAATAGCTCGTTTTACGAGTCACTAAATTTTAAATTTAAAGTTTAAAGTAATAATAAAATGCATTTATTAATTTATGGACACAATGGATGGATTGGATCTCAATTTATACAATTATTAAAAAATTACAGCTTTAGCTGTACCGAAGGTGACCTAGGAGCGGCCGACGTCGAAAAAGACTCTTATACACTTGGATATGCACGTGTAGATGATACTTCCACTTTATTGAAAGAATTAGATACCGTATTACCATCTCATGTTATTTCATTTATAGGACGTACTCACGGAACTATTGGAGATAGAGTATATACAACAATTGATTATCTAGAACAACCAGGAAAATTGGTTGAAAATATTAAAGATAATTTATTTTCACCGATTTCATTGGCGCTTGCGTGTTCAGTAAGGAAAATACATTATACTTATCTGGGAACAGGTTGTATTTTTACATATAGAGACGCCTCTTTTGGACTCCGTGACCGCTTTAGCCTACGGCCCCCTTCGGGTAGCGGCGCCGTTGGTGACTCTGTAACACAGGCCTCCTTACATGTGGTAGCGACCGCTACAAAATTTACAGAAGAAGATTTGCCGAATTTTTTCGGATCTGGATATTCTATTGTCAAAGGATTCACCGATAGACTAATGCATCAGTTGTCAGATAATGTATTAAATTTGAGAATTCGGATGCCAATCGTCGCTGAAGATTGTCCTCGTAATTTCATTACAAAAATAACAAATTATAAAAAAATTTGCTCTATGCAAAATTCAATGTCTGTACTACCAGATCTCCTGCCGATTGCTTTGGACATGCTGAAGTCGGGTAAAGTTGGAACTGTCAATCTTACAAATCCTGGTGTTATTTCTCATAACGAAATTCTAGAAATGTATAAAGAATATGTCGATAATTCTTTTACTTGGGAAAATTTTAACCAAGAAGAACAACGTCAAATTCTTGCTTGCGATAGATCAAATAATTCATTGGATACTCATGTTTTACAAACATTTGCACCATATATAAAAAATATCAAAGATTCGGTTAGAGAATTATTACAAAATTATAAAAAATAATTCCTCATATAATAAATATGAAGTTAGTTTATGAAATGTTAGCTGTTGGATTTTTAACAGCCATATTGGGATTTATAATATCCACTCTATTAATGTATAAGTTTTCTGACAAATTTACTATTACAAAATACAAGTTTTGGCCTCAGGTCTTTCTTAGCTTTTTCATAACCGGATGTCTGATCCACCTTCTCTGCGAATATTCTGGTGTAAATAAATGGTATTGTAAAAACGGAGTAGCCTGTTCTCCTTCGAAGTGACCGCGGAGCGGCCGCCTCCTTCGGACCGAGAATCGGCCCGCCCGGTACCCGGGTCGCAGGTGAAACAGACGGACAGAGTATCGGCACGCCCGGTACACTGGTCGCAGTAGCCCGTTTTCCATCGACTTCGTAGCCGCGTCGCGGTCCCTTTTTTTATAGTAATTAATAATAATACTATATATATAGTATTATTATTTCCAATACTAGCTTTGCTGGTATCATATTTATATATTTTGTTCACACTCACAATCATTGGTAAATTTCATAGAATAATGAAACCCAGGATTGCATTTATTAATAATATTTCCATCCGCCCTCTTCCTACATATTCCCTCCCCTATATAATTACATTTTTTCGGATCTCTATAACCATCAGTATTGCAGTTACAAATACCTGTCTGAAAATTACAAGATCCATTTGTTACACCTGAACAATTATCTGTATCTGTGCAATCTTTTCTATTCGTGTTACACTCTTCTTCTGTATTAAAACACATCGAAGATGTGCCAATACTATCGCATCCACCTTTATGACATTCTCCAGTTTCTTTTAAATACCAATATAATGGCTTCTCTTGTATCTGACCATTTTTGCAAATATATTTTGAATTGGAAACTGGACAGGAATCATTGTAGGAAGAACATGATTTTAATGAATCTACGTCGTCCGCTCTGCTGCCTGTATTTGTATTTACTGTCTGTAAAACAGAGCATATTTTAGTATTTTCATCCCATCTTATATCTTTTACAAGTGGATTACTATTTAGTCTATCAAAGCAATCTTCCCATGTTGGTATTATACCTCCTGGTTTATTATCTTTTTGACTTACGGGTACAAAATAAAATTTATTTAAGATACACATCGAAGATGTGCCAATAAAAATAATAATAATAATTAATAAAAATTTTAAATAAAAGTTTTTTTTTTTGTTAATTTTGTTCATTTAATATTAGACAAATATTACTTTTTCTTAGTTCGGCATACATCGGCATTTCCCGTACTGATTATATATCTGATAATGATAACCTGGGTTACATGCGTTATAATCAGGAACTGTAACACCTTGATATTTACTACTACATATTCCAGCTCCAATTGGATTACAATTATTCGGATCTCTAGTACCATCAGCCTTGCAATCGCATTTACCTGTCTGAAAATTACAAGATCCATTTGTTACACCTGAACAATTATTATTATCTGTGCAATCTTTTCTATTCTTTTTACACTCTTCTTCTGTATTAAAACACATCGAAGATGTGCCAATACTATCGCATCCATCAGAATTACATTCTCCAGTTCCTTTATTTAAGTACCAATATGTTGGCTTCTCTTGTATTTGACCATTTTTACAAATATATTTTGTATTAGAAACTGGACAAGAATCATCGTAGGAAGAACATGGGTTCAATGAATCTCTGCTGCCTGTGTTTGTATTTACTGTTTGTAAAACAGAGCATATTTTAGTATCTTCATCCCATCTTATATCTTTTACAAGTGGATTACTATTTAGTCTATCAAAGCAATCTTCCCATGTCGGTATTATATCTCCTGGTTTATTATCTTTTTGACTTACGGGTACAACGTAAAATTTATTTAAGATACACATCGAAAATATGCCAATAAAAATAATAATAATAATTAATAAAAATTTTAAATAAAAGTATATAGGTTTTTTCATTTTGTTCATTTAATATTAGACAAATATTTTTCTTTTCATTTATATGCATAACTTGCGGTCGAAACTAAATTAAAAGACCCTATACCCACGTGTAATTTTATATTCTTATAAAATAGTTCCCATAGTTACTTAGTAGAAGAATTCGCTGCGTTTGATATATCCACCAGGTCCTTTCTACTTCTTTTTTTATTATAAAAAATAATAGACGAAATGGAATGTTGATTTAAATTTCTTGTTCATATTTTTATGCATTTTAATTAGAAATTTTCTTTTCTCCAATTAAAATGCATTATCGTATTTTATTGAAAAATTTATGATTTTTTTTTTTAAAAAAAAAAAAAATCTGGGATTATGAAAATATAAGCACACACACATGACAAATATTTTCAATAAAACCAATACAAATAAATATATATTTATTTTAGACTGAACACGCCTTCGAATAAGCACTCTTTTGGATCCGGATCCAATTATTTCCAATATAAAATGTAATATTCATTTTTTAAAAATTATAAATCATTTTAAAAATGATTTTTTTGAATCAGGATCTATAGAGTAAAGTAAAGTAATAATGTCAAATTTATTTTATTGTGAACATTGTAATAATAAATTTAATAATAATGGAGCATTAAATAAACATAAAAGAATTGCAAAGTATTGTCTTATAAAACAAGGGAAAATAGAAGATGAAAGTAAAAAGAAACAAGAAGAGAGAGATAAAATGGAAAGAGAAAAAATAATAGAAAAAGAGAGAGAAAAAGAGAGGTTGCGAGAGCAAAAATTTAGATGTGAGTATTGTAAAGTTAAATTTTCATCTAAAAATAGTTTATGTGGACATTTGGAGATATGTTTAGAGAAATATAAGAAGATAATAGAAGAGAAGGAAAAAATAATAGAAGAAAATAAACAGATTATACACTCGACCGCTCTGCTACCGGCTTCTCCGCTGTCACCGCTAAAAGCGAATATCTCTTCGATGTCACTACCTTTGGTAGAGGCCGAGCTCGGAAATGAAATGAGCATCAATCAATTGGATAATGAATGGAAAAAGAAAATAGAAGACCTTACTGGAGCAGTTTGCGAAGAAAAAGAAAAATATATACTGGAAGCCAATAGGTGTAAAGACC